ATTGTCCACTGTGTGTATTGATATGGCATTGTGTACAGAGTTGTATTAAGTTCTCCTTAATATCTCCACCACCACTGCCACGTGTATTAATATGATGCGGTTCTATATTGGTTCTTTGTCCGCATATTTCACAATATGTCTTGCGAACTTCTTGTATCGTTTTCTTGGATGTAATTCTTTTATGCTTCATCAAATACCCCTTATAAACTAAAAAGGACCGCATCATACTGTGTTGTGCGACCTTGTATGATGTAGTCCTTAATAGCGTGTAGTTTTTCTAGGAGGCTTGTTGAAAGTGTTCTCTTCATCCATGCCCACATATAGTATCCCATAAATTGATAGTCAAATACTATCAACCTTTTTGAAAATTTCTTCAAAATTTCTAATAGCTCTTTTATGTAGATTGTGAATGTTTTGCACTGAACATCCAATTAATGCTGCCACCTTTTCCCATGTATGCCCATTAACATATCTATCAATGAGTACGCTCTTTTGTTTTGAACTAGGTATAGCATTAATAAGAAATCTTGCTCTTTCCCTTTCTCTTAGGTATGAACTCCATTCCCTCATTAGTTCATTTGATAGTGCATCAATGTTTGCTATCTTATCTTCAAATGTTATTGGTTGCCCTCCGCTTACAATGTCTTTGCTATAGTCAATTGCTTGCAGATACATTATATCTTGTTGCAGCCTTAATACTTCTCTTTCCTTACATTTGATATTCAAATCAGTATCACGTATCTGATTTAAATATTCCCTTCCAGTCATCGGCTATTATCTCCCTGTTCCTTTAATTTATCGGTCCATGCTTTCCATGTATATATTGGCATTCCTTTTGCTATTGCAAATGACCATTCACCAATGCAGCCTTTAGATGTTTCCCAGTCCCCACATAATACTAAGGCATCACATTTATTTAGCATGTCCAAACATATTTTTAAGCCTTTTGAATATTGTGTATCAAAGTACAACATGCTGAAATTATGAAGAGGTGATAGATATGTATTGTTCTTATCTAGCATTACTAAGTTTTCCATGATTGTATCAATGGAATACTTATTAGCTTTATCTCCGCCAAATGGATGTGCTACATAAATTAATTGGTTTTTAATCATCCTCTTCTCCCTCTTGTACTAGATCATTGATGTGAAATGTTTCACCCTCAACCGCATCAGCTTCTAATTCTTCTTCCCATAGTTTCCCCTGCGCTCTTGCACCTCTTACAAACATTTCTATTTCTTCTACCAATGGAATTAGTTTGTCTTGTGTGTCCTCTTCTACTGGAAGCCATGAAGTGCTAATTGTACATTCATCACCTTTTTTGTTAGTAACTAAAAGCACATACTTTACTTCTGTAATAACCCTAGGCATTTCTTTATGCCATTTCAAGCTAATGGATTTAATCTTCATCCACTCTTCTTCAAATAGCTTAAATACTTTAAACACTTCAAATACTAATGCTCTTGCATTTACATATGGTTCTAATATCTCTGGTCTGAAATCGTCCTCCGTGCTTAATTGATATGTTTCAGTAATGCCAGCATTATTTGCTTTCTCATACTTTACTTTCTTTTTATCCCCAAACCCAATGCTTAGTATCCTCATTTTTGTTTCCCTTTCTTATAGTTTTCTCTTCGAAGTTCAAATCGTTGTTTTTCTTCACATTCCCAATCACCGCATATTACCTTACGTGTATCATTTGTATAGAACTTCTTTCCACACTGTATACAGTATCTTGTGTATTTAAATGCTTTCTCTAATCGTTCAAGGCGCTCTAGCTCTATTTGTTCCTTTGTCTTTCTAGGCTCTACTGGTTTTCCTGCTCTACAGTTTGGACACCATGTGCTATGACTATCTGGTGTAAATAACCTATCACATCTATGACACTTTCTTTGCATTGTTCCTCCTTATTCCTTGAAAAACACTAGCCATATTGTTTTCCCTCTGCGTTGTCCAATAATTGGCTCACATGGTAATAGCTTTTTTACCTTTGGCAATGTTATTTGTTCTTCATTCCATTTGAATATCATTGTTCCATTCGTTTTTAGCACTCTCCAACATTCCGCTAGTCCTTTCTTTATATCTTCTTTCCAGTCTGTCCCTAATCGTCCATACTTCAATTTCAAATATGACTCATCGCCAGCTCTTAATAAATGTGGTGGATCAAATATAACAAGGTGAAATGTTTCTTCTTTATATGGCATTTCTCTAAAATCTGCCATTATATCTGGCTTAACAATTAATTTTCTTCCGTCACATAGCGTTGTTTCTTCCGTCCTATTATCCATGTAAACAGTATTTTTATTTTCTTTGTTAAACCAGAACATTCTTGAACCACAGCATGCATCTAAAATTTTTTTATTATCCATTATTTTCTAAGAATGTTCTTCCCCTCATATAGTTTCTATACCATTCTTTAATTGCATAATATTCTTCTTCTGTTTCATATGGTTGTACACACTCTTTGATAACATATTTCTTTATCTTGCTTGTGTTTACTTCTATGATTTGATTTGTTTCACCCCATCTATTACAAATAGCTAGCCAATTCATTTTATCTATGTGATCATTAACAATTGGCTTTAATGTTTTAAATGGTTTATTGTACATAGCTAACTCATGTTTTCCATATATCTGTGTCCAGCCACTTACCTTGCTATCATCAGCCATTGTTATATTTAGCCTTACCCATAAATCTAATTTCATTTTTAATCCCTTACAGTACAGCTATATCCTTTTAGCTTTCTCATTCTGTGTCTAATTGTGCTTACATTATCTCTAATGTATTTGCTCGCATCATTCTGTATGTTCTTTTGCTCGTTATATTTATCTAGCTGCGCTCTCCATTGAATATAACTTTCGCATTTACTGTGACAGCCTACTTCTCTAAATTGGCACTCCCTGCATGGTGGTTTCATAATAACTCCTTACCCTTTGGTAAAATAATTTGCTTTCCTTACATAGGTTTCTTCTAATCCTTGCTTTTAGTAGTTCCTCTGACGGAGTAAACACATAACCCCAATATGGTATAAATACTTGTTTTGCTTCTTTTGTACGGCACTTTACAATATGATCAAGTGCTTTACATACATTTCTGTATCTGTCATTCATGCTCATATCCCTCTAATCTATTGCCTATTACCTTTACTTTCCCATTGTTCAATACAAATGCTAAATCAAAATCTAATACCGCATCATGTTGTAGTGTGTCCTGCTGGTTGATTGCCTTACATCTCCATTGGTATTTATCAACGCTGTAATATACTTCCCCTACCATTGGTGTATCTTGTAT